TCCATTGCCAATTCTTGCAAGTACTGTAATTCCTCTGGAGGAATATTATCTTGTGCGCCCTGAGTTGGGCTAATGATGACCTTATCTTCCTTTAAAGGCGCAGAAGAGTCTAGGGCATCATGCTCAACAATCTCCATTGCTGAAACCCACAGATACCGCCTGGTATACGTTTCTACCGCACCAAGGTTTTGGATTGGATGGCATCCCTTTAGATTGGCTTCTGCCATAGGGCTTGTCAGCTTGATCTCTGTACTGTCTTCTGTATCGGTAATGGTCAGGGTTGCCAGTTCTTTATCGAACGAAACAACACCGCACAGACCTACTTTGGCGAAGATTTGATTGATTGTTGGCAGAAAGTCACCAAGCTCGAAGTATGAATAACCCGCAAACTTGTTGTGGCCTGACTTCTTAAGTGGTGCTTGTTGCAAGAGAATCCTTGCATCCATTAACTTTTTATGTACACCCATGATTAACTCCTTTGATTTTCATCTAACTCTTGTTGAATAATCTCTTTTTGTTGTTCAGGATATAAATCCTTGAACTCGATAAAGTCTGCTTCTTGGCAGCAAACTATTTTATCCCCTTTGATTGCCAGGCAATAGGGGCAGTAGTGTATGTCTGAGAACTCTTCCACAAAGAACTCAAATAGTGTTTTCATGTGAGACTATCGAAAGCCATTTCCCACACAACATCACCAGCTAGATCAGTAAGTTTGTTCAACTCATCGTCTGTCAATGGTGTTCCATCTTCGTAGCATCCACTTGAGAAGTAGGCGTTACAGAAGTCTGGATAATCACTGCTATCTACTCCATCTACTTGTAGGTCAATGACCTTTTTTCCATTAAGAATCGGCATAATTTACTCCTGTTAAGCGTGGGTTACTGTTTGCCCACATCGATAATGTGCCACACAGTTTCCTGAATTTACATAGGGGTTTTCCCTATAGTTTTTATTGTAAATTTACTGTATGAAGTATTTTTACTGCCGCCATGTATGCCGCTTGAGCTTCTTCTTTTGTTGAAAAACTCCCCAGATATTTGTTCTTGCTATTAAGACCAATAGTTGAACACCACCGCTTTGTTTGCTTATGAAGCCAAACGCCTTTCATGCCAGATTTATTGTTTTTATGTGCAGTTATGTTTTGTCTGTTCTGACTTTTCGTTACGACTCTTAAATTCTCAATCCGATTGTCTTTTTTATTTCTGTTTATATGATCCAAATCACCATCTGGGAAAGAGCCATGCACATACATCCAAACAACTCGATGTGTTCTGTACAATTTTTTATTGATACCAATAGTTAAATAGCCATCTTTGTCTTCACATAAAGAGTGAGAACCTTTTGGGGCTTTCCCGCATTTAAAATTTCTTATCAGTTGCCCCATTTCATTAAGCGTAAAAAATTCTTTCAAAATCTCTTGGGTTAGCATAACTCCTCCTTTATTGGTGTCAATATTATGGCACATTTAAGGGTTTATACCTATACACGCAACTTTTTTATCATGTTAGGCTACTCGCATGAACATCGAAAAAATTGAACTCCAATGTGCTGAAACCTTGCTTGCTTATGCAGAGACAATGGCTGACGCTTATACCAACCAACCAGAGGACACAGAGGCTACTTTGACCGCTTTAATTGGCAGAACACTAGAACTACACCTAAACCGCAAAATCAACCTGGAGAACCTTTACAAATGACCCAAGAAGCAGTTATCAGAGCATTACAAAATGGCCCACTTACATCCTACCAAATAGAAGACTTAACAGGCATTCCAAGACTATCTATTGCAGCTTGTTGCACCAAGATGAGTTACAAGAAGAAGCTAAAAATCGGAAAAATTAAGATGGGTCGTTCATGGGTTTCTCAGTACACCCTAGCGCCACACATGATTGAGGCTGAAAAGGTAGAAGAGCCTCGTGATCTGCTAAACCCTTTTGACATCAGAAACGCAAAGGGCATCTTCACTAAGTCTGAATATGCTTCTATGAACTCCCAGGCTGTTCGTTTGTTTGGCAGAAAACCAACAAATGAAATTACCAACAATCAATTTATTTGATACAATGTTTTGAAACACGGCTAGGTTGGGGGTAGCTACCCAACCGAAGAGAGAACTCCCCTCCTGCCGCAGTTTCTTTCTGGGAGATTTGCGGAGAAGTGCCATGCACTATTACAAATTTAACATTGCGGATTATCGTAAAGATACAGGTCATTTATCAACCATTGAACATGGCATCTATCGCCAGTTGATTGATTGGTATTACCTTGATGAACAACCAATTCCTGAAGAAAACCAAGTGGTTATCAGGCGGTTACGTTTGGGTTCTGATGAGGTTAATTTTCTTCAAAATGTTCTGTCAGATTTCTTTGTTTTAGGCAAAACAGGGTACACACACAAGCGCATTGAAGTAGAAATTAAAGATTACCATGAGCAAGTTGAGAAAAACAAGAACAATGGGAAGCTAGGCGGTAGGCCAAAGAAAACCCAGTCGGTTATTTCTGGGTTGCCAGATGAAAGCCAAAATAACCCTAACCATAAACCATTAACCACTAACCATAAACCAAAGAGAGAGAGCGCAACTGTCGTTGCTTGCCCACCAGATGTTTCTCAACAAATTTGGAATGATTGGGTAGCCTTGCGTAAAAGCAAAAAAGCACCGATTACCCAAACTGTTTTGAATGGTGCTATTGCTGAAGCAAAGATACTTGGTTGGCCTTTGGAGAAGTTCTTGGCTGAGTGGTGTAGCCGAGGTAGCCAAGGTTTGAAAGCAGAGTGGATTGTTAAGCCAAACCCTGCTGACAAAGTAAGGCTCACTGTTGCGCCAAGTAATGAGCCTGACCCTGCTTTACTAAAGATTGCAGAAGATGCGAAAAAAGCCGCACCTATACCACTAGAAGTCTTGGCAAAGATGGCAGAGTTAAGGAGAAAAGCATGAAAGTTCTACCAATTAACTCATTTGAAGCAGAGCCTTGGTTACTTGAAAAACATTATGCCAAACGTATGCCCTCAATCTCCTATGCTTTTGGTTTATACGAAGATGATGTTTTGGTTGGCGTATGTACTTATGGGACTCCATCATCTGCACCTTTACGAAATGGAATTGCAGGAGAAGAAAATTCTGAATATGTTTTGGAGTTGAGCAGACTTTGCATTGAAAGCAAGAATAAAAATGCAGCAAGTATTCTTGTTGGTAGAAGTTTGCAAATGTTGCCTAAACCATCAATTGTTGTTAGCTATGCTGATACAGAACAAAACCATGTAGGTTATGTTTATCAAGCGTGTAATTTTATTTACACAGGATTAAGTTTTAAGAAAAAAGATTGGGCTGTTAAAGGCATGGAGCACTTACATGGTCAAACCATTGCAGACATTAGTAGAGGACAAGATAAAAGACTTGATTTTATGAAAGAAAAGTTTGGTGATGATTTTTACATGAAAGAAAGAGCAAGAAAGCATCGTTATATTTTTGTGACTGGTAAGAATAAAAAGTTAAAGGATGCAATTAGGTATCCATCAGAGCCTTATCCAAAAGGTGAATCAAAAAGATACGATGCAGGGTCTTCTGTCAAAACTCAACAACTTTTATTTGTATGAACTACTTTGAAGCTATGAGACTGTTAGACAGAGTTAAAGAAGGCGTACCATATCCCGTACGCCTCATTACTGAAGCGTTAATCCTAACTGGTGACTTAGATGAGTAATGATCTAGGTGAAGTTAGGTTTGCCAAACTTGAGGATATGCCTTACATCGTTTCCTTATCAAAAAAGGAAAGTATCAGTTTAGGATTTATTCCAAAAATGGCATACGAGGCTGCTGTTACAGGAATCAAACTTGGTGACAGATGGAGTAATGTTTGCAATGACAAATTATTTGTAATTGAATGTAATGGTGATTTAGTAGGTTTTTGTTTAGCAAGTTTTGGCATACCAAACGCTATTAGCAAAAAAGGAAAGATTGCTCAAATTTGTTTACAGACAGATGCAAGAAAATTATTGCGAGGCAGATTACTCTTGGATACTGTGGTTGACTATGGCAAGACACAAGGCACTATGGCTTTTAGCGCAGGGTGTGCTGATGACCTTGAATCAAACATTTTCTGGAAAGCAATGGGTTGGATTTGCATTGCACAAAGATTTGGCATTTCACACAAAAATACATGGAAGCAAACAAGTAAGCGTGTAATTAATGTCTACAGATATGACCCAAGTGATTTTCTTATTTTGTTATGAGTTACAGCAGAAAAAACATATCCAATGAGTCTGACAGGGTGATCCTAGAGCAAGCCGAAGCTAGGGAACTCTATCGGAATTGGGAAGGAAGTAAAAATCGTGACCTTATCAGGGCGAGACTTGAGAGAGCCGAAAGAATTTACGGCACTGGTGCAAGAGACAGAATTAGGGAATATATGAACCGAATTAAAGATGGAACACTTCTATGACATTTATGGTGACTTTCAAAGTAGACGCTAACCCTGTTGGCAAACAAAGGGCAAGGTATGTCAAAAGGGGTAATTTTGTCAGCACCTACACCCCTGAGAAGACAAGAACCTATGAAGCCTTAATCAAGGATGCTGCAATCGAGGCAATGGGTAGCTCAGAGCCACTAGAAACCCCTGTGAGCCTTTATTTATACATCAGAGTACCAATCCCTAAGTCATGCACTAAAAAGCGTTTAGAGGCTATTTCTAATGGGTCAGAGAAGCCAACAAAGAAGCCTGACGCAAGCAATATCCTAAAGAGCGTAGAAGATGGCATGAATGGGGTTGTCTACCATGACGACTCGCAGATCATAAACATCCACGTTACCAAGGTTTATTCAAGTCTGCCAGGCGTTGATATTTGCGTAAAAGAATGCTTGGACTAAGGGTTTATCCCTATTCAAAACATTTCAAAACAGGAATAACATTTAATTTTTAACAGGAGTTACATCATGGAATCAACTTGGGAATTTGACACAACAGTAGGTGCTGGTAGCGAAGTGGTTACTGTCGTTTATGAGTATTCATCAGACGAGGATGGCACTTATAACGAGTCCATTAAAGAGGTTTGGTTTGAAACTCGCAATGTCATCGGTTTATTTAGCGATGAGGCTTTCAAAGAGCTAGAGTGCGAGGCGGCAATGCGTTTTCAGCACCATAAGCTCAACTTTAAGCAAACATCGGATATTCAGCCATGAGTGACAACCCCCACAAGGCCATACAATTCTTGATTGATACGGCAGAACCCTATAGCAGGGCTAAAGCTAGTCGAATCTACCTTGAGGGTTTTTTAAAGTCCCGCAAGGCACAGCTCATGGCACAAGCCGGAACTGAGGTTCTTGGCAAACAAGAAACCTATGCCTATGCCCATGCCGATTATGTAGGCATATTAGAGGGCATCAGGGAAGCCGTAGAGATCGAAGAAAAGTATCGATGGATGATGACCGCAGCACAGGCTAGGATCGAGGTCTGGAGAACCGAACAGTACTCGGCTCGAATGGAAATCAAAGCAACCCAATGAACAACAAGCTGAACGCAAAAGAGAGATTGCACCTAGCAAGGGTTAAAAGTCTCCCATGTTCAGTATGCGAAGCATCAGGGCCATCAGAAGCCCATCACTTCAAACAGGGTCTCCAGTACACCTGTATAGCCCTATGTGTAGACTGCCACCGGAATCCTGTACTTGGATGGCATGGGCAAAAGAGAGCATGGTCGATAAGGAAGATGGATCAGATAGAGGCACTCAATGAGACCATCAGGAATCTCATCGAGCATAGCCCCTCTAAATCACCATTCTAGAAAACAAAAGATTTACTTTACTAGTATGTCAAAGTAAGCAAGCAGCCCAACGCACAGAGCTAGGCCGATAACAACGGCAGTAGCCAGGTCATGGAAGAGATCAGATTTAAAGAAGTTCATTGTTTACACCCTTAGAGTCACTAGTTCCGCTAGTTCGGTAAAGGAATATTAATTCATTGACAGACAAAAAAAATAGGGATAAACCCTAATAAAGTACAATTAATTTAATTTAATTACTGGAGAGGTTAGAAGCATGGCTAGACCCCCAAAGGCAGATACAGTTCAGTTCCGAAGAAAACTAGACAACCCAAAGCTGCAAATACTTTTATCCGCTGGACAAGGCAACATCAGCCAAGGTTTCGAGAACTTGTTAGCCCTGTACCATCATCTCCACTCTATAGGCTATAGAACAGAAGACCCATTGGATACAATAGGGTTCGTAACTAACCTATCCGAGGATAAAGGATCAGCCCTTAACAGATGAACCAATAGGGAGTAATGTAAGGAGTAAGTAGAGGGAAGGAAGGGTAACTGAAATGGAATTGGTAGGAATGGATAGAGGAGCAAGTAGTACTGGAAAGCACCCTCCAACTCTTTTGCTCTTTCTCCACTTAACATAACAACTTAACATAACGCAAAACTTAGGGTAAACCCTTAGGTAGAAACCCTACCCTTAGGTATAAACCCTTAAGGGTAAACCATAGGTGG